CGCGCATCGCACTGAGGGTGGGAGATTTACGCATACTTACCAGGAAAGATTCTGGCCGAATAACCTAGAGAATGATCATGAACCCTTCTATGGCATTCGCTACCGCTACGGCGATTATAATAGCCTTCTTGAGCACCTTGTCGTTGATCCTCTTAGTCGCCAGGCTTATCTACCGATATGGTTCCCTGAAGACGGCACTTGCCCCGGAAGAAAGCCCTGCACCCTCGGCTACCATTTCCTTATGCGGCACGATTACCTCCATCTCACGTACTATATTCGGAGTTGCGATTTTGTTCGGCACTGGCGAGATGATTGTTATCTCGCGATCCGCCTACTTCTGGAAACCCTGCGGAGACTCCGGGGGATGGATATACGGTGGGAGGGTATTAAACCAGGATTCTTCGTAATGCATATAGTTTCCCTTCATATGTTTGTTAACGACTATGCAAAAATCAAAGAGCGACTTCAAGGCACTTCTCTTTGGAGATGACGGGCGGGGATTCTTCCAGGTATGGCAGTCTACCGAGCATCCCCGGTTGCAGGTATGGGTTTTTGGCAAGGCGGGATCAACGAGGCTGTTTCGGCAGTATAGGGTCGAGGACTGGGACCCGGAGGTGGAAACTCTTGAAGAAGCTATCTCCATTTGTAACTCTGGAAAAAAGCGTCGTCGCTTTGGGGTACCCCCGACCTACGTCTATCGCGGCCCAGTGGATACGCTTCGTTCCGTCATACCAGAGCAGAAACTACGGGCCAGCGATATTCACCGTCCGTTGGGACCCTACTCTAGTCGCCCGAATCGAAGCGATCAGCAGAAGTCGAGTGGAGAAGCGGTTAGGGACCTACCTGATACCCGACGAAATGGAGAGAGTAAAAAACCGCTTCTGGTCAAAAAACAAAAATGTAGCGATTAGATTCGGACATCTCAAGACCGGACGCGGCTATAATGAGAACCGAGGCGACTACTGCCTGACCTCCGGAGCTATCAGGGGTAAGGACCTGACGGTTTATTACCGTAGCCTGGAGATGATCGGCGGCTTTGCCCTGGACCTCTGCCTGATTAATAGCCTGCCTAAGCTGTTGGACGTTATTACCTGGAATACCGTAACATTCGTTACGGCGAACTGTTTTGTATTCGCCTTGAAAGGAAACTCGAATGAATCCCTCTACCCCAAGCTCAGAAGAATCTTCGCGCCAGAGAACGGGTCGTGATACAGCCCTTATGGAAATAGCGGGGATAATAGCTCAGCGATCTACCTGCCTGCGCCTTACCGTCGGCGCTCTGGTCGCTAGGGAAGGCCGCATTCTTGTAACCGGCTATAACGGCGCACCGGCAGGCACTCCTCACTGCACCCCCGAAAACTGCGGACCAGATACACCCTGCATCCGCGCAGTCCACGCAGAGGCCAACTGCATAGCCTTCGCTGCCAAGTTCGGTATCTCCCTGCGCGGTGCTGAGATGTTCACGACTGACTCTCCCTGCTCGAACTGTTCCCATCTTATAATCAATTCGGGTATAATTAAGGTAACGTACAAACGCGAGTACCGGGACCTTACTCCACTTAACTGGCTACAGACGGCGGGAGTTAAAACCCTCCTCTATGAATAAGCTCTACGATCATAACTGCACCCGTTGCCCGCTTCACAAGGGAGCCAAGCATGTCTGTGCCGAAGGCGATGGACCCGAGGATGCGGAAGTTATTGTTATTGGCGAAGCGCCCGGACGTGAAGAGGATCGTACGGGAAAACCGTTTATGGGTCCGAGCGGCCAGCTTCTACGGCATGAACTTAGTAAAGCTGGATTCAAGTCCCTCTTCATTACTAACCTTGTTAAGTGCCGACCTCCCGACAACCGTGATCCTACCCCTGCTGAAATCAAGGCATGTCGTCCTTTTTTGGACGCCGAGCTACACGCTATTAAAGCCAAGTATCTGCTCACTGTTGGACGTTTCTCTAGTAAAGCGGTACTTAAACGAGCCAGAATTACACAGCAACACGGCGAAATCGTTACTCTCAATAGCCAAGAAGGCATGCCGATCTTCCATACGGCGTATTGTCTTCGTGATCCCTCGAAGCTCCCGGCACTCCAGCAGGACCTCCGGCGATTCCGGAATCACATTGACGGAATTTCATCCCATATCCTTCCGATTTGGGAAACCGTTGAAAGTCCAGAAGCGTTACACCAATTTATCGAAAAATTTGAAGAAGCTGAAGAGTTCTCCTACGACCTAGAGACTACCGGCCTGTTCCCCTACGACCGCAGAGGCTCGATCCGTTGCATGAGTATCGGACTAGCCGAGAGCGCGTACGTCATCCCGCTCGAAATGCCAAGGTCTATGTTTCTCGGTAACCACGAGGCTCAGGTTGAATTCCTGCAACTTCTCATTCAGATCGCGAGGGCTACCGATAAGATCGCGATAGCCCAGAACGGTAAGTTCGACCAGCATTGGATGAGACTCGTCCTCGGGGATTGCTTCGAGCTTCACTTCGATACGATGCTCGCCTCTCACGTACTCGACGAAAACGAAGATCACGACCTAAAGTACCTGGCACGGAGATACCTGGATGCGCCGGACTACGATATTTCAAAGAAGGAAAAACAGGGGTGCTATCTACATATTCCTGCTGAGCGGCAGAAGTATCTTCGCTATGCAGCGTTTGATGCGGCTTATACGTTTGCACTATTCTGGGTGTTTCGTGAAAGGCTCATGGAAGGGCCGGAAATCCGCAGGCTATTTTATAAGATCATTATGCCCGCTTCACGTGCCCTTGAAAAGATTGAAAGGCGTGGACTTACGCTGGACCTCGACCGATATGCGCAGGTTGAAAAGGGAATACTTAAGGAGAAACAAGAAGCTCTTGGAAAACTCAATTCGATTGCAGGTAGAATCAACTGGAACTCTCCAAAGCAGATCAGGGAGCTTCTATACGAAAACCTCAAACTTCGGACGACTGTTAAGACGAAGAAAGGTCTCCAGAGCACGGGTGAGGATGCTATTGTTGAACTCCGTGCACAGCATCCTGTTGGTGAAGCGTTAATGCGATACCGCGAGCTGGAGAAGTTCTATGGCACGTATATCGAAGGCTGGAAAGAGACGATACACCAAGGCAAACTATACCTTGGTTATAAGATCCACGGAACCGTTACCGGACGGTATTCTTCGCGCATTCATCAAGTCCCAAGAGATGGCACTATACGCAGCCTTATTACTGCCCCTCGGGGATGGCTCTTCGCTCATGCTGACCTTTCCCAGGCCGAATTGCGGATTGCGGCTGAGCTTTCGCGGGACCTTGAACTCGTTACCTGCTTCCGTCCGGGCGGACAGGACGTACACTGGCGGACCCTACTGTATATGGTGGGGTCGGGGCGGTCGAAGGAATACACCGCACCAGCTATCAAGACCGCCAAGGAGATAAGTGGTTATGGGAAACTATCTCTCACGGATTCCATCGAGATTCTATCTCAGAAGGGCCACAACACAGCAATCGCGGTATGGAAAGGCTGGAAGGAGGCTCGTAAGAAGGCTAAGGCTATCAATTTCGGCTTCGTCTTTGGTATGTACGAAAATAAGTTTATACAGCAAGCTAAGACGAAGTATGATTGGAACTGCACGTTTGAGGAGGCTCAGGATTTCAGATCAGCCTATTTCGAGCTTTACCGAGGCATCCCGCCTTGGCATGATAGGCAGAAGGCGCTCGTACGCACCGATGGTTATGTACGAAATCTATTCGGGCGGATTCGTCGGCTACCTGGGATATATTCGACGGACAAAGAGCTTCGTATGGAGTGTGAGAGGCAAGCCATCAATTCGCCGGTTCAAGGGACAATTGGTGACTGGAAAACTGCTGCCCTTATCGAAATTGAGGAGACTATTCCCACGGACGAGCTACGGATAGTAGGAGAACACCACGACGCCCTCCTGCTAATTTTCAGGGATGAGTTCCGCGATTCTGTGTTGCCGCGAGTTCGTGCTATAATGCGTCGTCCAAAGCTACTCGAAACATTCAAAGTGAAAACCGCCGTCCCTATGGAGTCCGAGATAGAGATTGGCCCTTGGGGGGCGGGGAAAGCCTATAGGGACCCGCCATGCCAATAACCGGTTTTTCGATGGTTAAGAGCTATCGGAGGTGTCCGAAGCAGTATGACTACAAGTATCGACAGCACTTACAGAAGGTTGCACCGCCGCCACCGCTCATTCGCGGGACGATTATTCACGAAATGCTTGACGCTCGGGCTATTCCTGGTTCTCTGGGATCTAAGGGTGTTATTGCGAAGTATGAGACGAAGTACGGCACCCTGTTCAAAGAGCAGCAGGAGGAATACGGCGAGGATTTCCTCAAGAACATTGAGCGCGTATACCAGGGCTATCTCAGGGAATGGGACGATTCGGACCTGGAGTACCTGTCGAGCGAAGAGTTTATCTCGACGCCGCTTGTGGATAATATCTTGTTTCAGGGGCACCTTGACAAACGAGTTTTTAAAGACGGTCGAATGTGGGTTATGGACCACAAGACCCACAAAAATATCCCGACGGAGGAACAAAGATTTAACGACTACCAGCAACTGATGTACGTATGGGCATATAATAGGGAGCATCCTCGTGACAAAATCGACGGAATCATCTGGGACTACATTCGGACTAAACCGCCATCTATTCCCGAGCGATTGGTCAAAGGGGGATTATCACAAGCCAAGAATATTGATACGGACGTTTACACCTATACCAAAGAACTCGTCAAGAATAAGATCGACCCTAAGCACTACAAACCGTTCCTGGATGAGCTGGCTAAAAGGAGCAAGCATAAATTTTATCAGAGGATTTATCTTCCTGCGCCCACCAAGGCGATGACGGAGCAGGTAGTCGAGGACTTTACCCAGACATCGCAGATTATGCATGGTCTCGGGATCTACCCGCGTAGTCCCTCACGGGAATGCAGCTGGTGTGAATACTACCGGATATGCGTCGCAGAACTCCGGGGATTAGATGCCAAGTTCATCCGGAATACCGAGTATAAAGTTGAAGAGATTGCAGCTGACCGCTCGGAGGAGGATTAGGATGAAGAAAGTAGTTAAAGGCAACGGTATCATAGACCGGATAAGACCCTTGGAGGAGATAGAATCCCCGGTAACGATGCTGGCATACGGTCAATCAGGCACGGGTAAGACCGTATTCGCCAGCACGTTCCCGAAACCCCTGCTGCTCCTGGACGTACGGGAGAAGGGCGTAGAGTCGATCACGGACGTTAAGGGAATAGACATCCTCGAAATCGAGGAATGGCCCGACCTCTGGGGAGAGAGCAGCATCTTTTGGAGACTTAAGGGCAAGAATCACTATAAGACGGTCGTAATAGACCAGCTTACGGCAGTACAGAGCCTCGGCATGGATTATCTGCGGCAGACGAAAGGCATGAAGCCGGGAGAGCCGTTCTCTCAGAGGTCGTGGGGAGTCCTATCCGGCATGATGCAGGAAATGATATACGGCTATCGCGAGCTATACTCCGATGGCTATAACGTACTATTCAATGCCCACGAGCGGCTGCGGGAGCCACAGGAAGAGGATGACGACCGTCTCGCTCCCTCTGTAGGCTCTAACCTGATGCAGTCGGTAGCCTCATTCACTAACGGGGCAGTCTCGGTAATAGGCAATACGTTTATCAGGGAGTTCCATGACAAAAAGGAAAAGACGACTGAAGTGCAATATTGT